GATAAAACAAATCCGTTATTGAAATCTTTAGTAGCATAAAAATTTAACTTCTTAAGATCATCTAACTTTGTTTGTCCTTCTGGTAGTACATCATATTGACTAGGTTCTCTATCTAGTTGTACTGCATACTTAATTCTAAGATTTACACCATAAACATCTTTACTGTATTGTACAGCACCTGATATTTTTGGTACTCTAGGTTGTTCAGTATCTGTATACTTTAAACTTAAATACACTGGTCCAAAGTTATTAGCAAATCTAAAACCTTGTGTGATGTAATCACCACCATTTGCGTACGTGGCATTTGTGTACACATCTTCTGTTACAGCAGGTGTTACAGTAACTTCACCTGTGTCAGGATCTGTTACACTTACTTCTGGTTCTACAACTACAGTAGTAGAATATCCTGCTACATACTCAATTGTTTCATCGAACTCATATCTAAATAAACTCATAACGCCAAAGCCTAATTCATATCCAATACCTTCTTCAGGCTTTAGATCTTCGTCGCCATCGACATAGGCATCACCAAACTTTTCATACAAGTTAGGTTTTCTAAAACTGTCACCAATGTTAAAATACCATGGTCCATTTTCAATACCAAGTCTAAGAGCATTTTGATCATCGTTACCTAGTCTAAATCCAAAGTTGTAACTCATTACAAAGTCAGCATTAGCAGACATGAATACAGCAAAGTTCTCATCTTCATATATGTTTGAACTATAAGGAGATGATGTTTTATAGTGTTGCTGTTCTGCATCTAGACCGTATGTAACATTTAGTTTGTTACTTAGAATCATTTGCTTACCAACTCTAAGAAAGTCTCTATAGTTTTCATTCACGTATGTTGAATCACCTTCAGTAAAGTATTCTGATTTTTCGTATGCTCTACCTAATGTTAGTATGTTGTTTCTAATAGCAACATTGTAACGTTCGCCGTCTTGTAAACAGTCATTGCTTTGAGAGAAACTTGAAGTATAACAGTTGTCATAATCATATTCGTAATCTGTATATTTGCCTACTAGATTAAAGTCTCCAGCATCAACATCAAACCTTGCAGTTTTATTTTTGTAACTGTCTTCTTCATCATTGTCGTTGCGAACACTATCCATGCCATCGTTTATCATACTAAATTCAATTGAATCAGTAGGTGCAACTCTGGCAAATTTTATATCGTCTTCGAGCCGTACTGTTAAACCGCTATCAATTGTATCAGTAATAAGTATTGCACCAGCAATACTACCTGAGCCATATAACACTCCGTTTGCACCTGAAATAACCTTTACAGTTTGTCCACTTGCAAAATCGTGTCCAAAATCATACCAACCACTGCCTGTGCCATTTGCTGGTATACCATTTACATAAACTGATGTATGTATTGTTTGAGCACCTCGCTCATTGTAGCCTACAAAACCACCATATCCACCTTGTGAGTATGTAAAGTCTTCTTGTATTGCACTAATAAGGCTACTTGATGTAACAGGATTTGCTACCACAGTTTCCTCTTGTTGAGCAGTTACAATAATTTCTTCTATCTCATCGCCTTTTACTTCACTTGCCCATAACATAAAAATCATGAAAACAAATGTTAAATATAAAGGAGACATATTGATATGAAAGTTCTTATCTAATTTATTCATATTTCTCCAAAAAAAGATATAGTTCATTAAGTACTAATTATACATGACTTTTAAGTATTGTCAAGAGTTTTATAAAAAGAAACCCCCAAATAAATTTGAGGGTTTCAAAGTGCTCAAAGTGGGAGGGTTTTGAACACTAGGGGGAGTATGAAACTATGAACGTCTCATACATGTTGACTCAGCAATTGATTTCCAATTATCGAAATCCATCTTAGCCAAGTCAGCAATTTTTAGTACCATTCTTAAACTTATCTCTCTAAGTCTAGCACTTTTCAAAACCATAAAGTCTATGATTTCTTTTTCGAACTCTTTGCTGAATCCGTATTCTTTAAGCATACCATCTCTAACGATTTGGTTAATTCTTAAGAACTTATCACTTGTAGAGTCCATACCTAAATCTAAATAATGGCACCTTGACATAAGTGCGTCTAAGTGATCTTTGATCTTTTTACTTCTAACATTTTCAAAGTTGACATTAGTAATAAAAATACAACCACCCTTAAAATCAAATCTTTCAGGTATACCTTCTCTTCTTAAAACGTTAGACTCTGCTTTCCAAGTAATAGTTCTCTTTTTACCAGAATCTAAAACAGCCTTAAGCATGTTTAAACAAACTTCATCAAATAAAATACTATCGCAGTCATCAAATACAAGAATGTCTCCTGCATTCGAATTATTAAATAATGTTTGAAATAACCCAATCGGTGTCATTGCACCTTTTACCATTTCAGTTCTAGACTGACCTGATAATTTAGCCATTGCTTCATACTCATCAAGTATAGTTTCTACACCAAAACTTTTACCAACTCCTGGAGGACCACTAACAATAAGTCCTCTTACATTACCATTAGCAACTGCATCGGTCATCTTATCTAATACTTCAAAACGACCTTTGATTCTATCCATAGCCTGTTCTGGAGTTTCTTTTTTCTTAGTAGTTTCCTTAACTGGCATCAAGGATTTGTATTCTTCCTGTGAACTAGGTGTTACATCTAATGGTGATGCTACTAACACTCTAATTTTTTTAGCAGTACTGCCCATTAAAGCAGAACCATCAACCGTTACAAACGGTCCTTTCTTACCAAATGAAAGTGGCTTAACTACTGGAAAAACCGCATCTTTAATAGGTGCATTACGGTAAGTACCTTTTTTAATTTTAACAAATGATTTCATATTGATTGCCTCCCACAGCATTAATTTAAAATATAGTTATATTATACTATCGTTTTTGATATTGTCAACCATAAGTAAAATTATATAAAAAATTACCAATACCAGAAAAGATTAAATATATAATCCAAAAATACAATCCGACCGCTACAAAGGGCATAATAAGTTGAAACCAAATAGGAGTACCAGAAAGATCGATATTAAAGTTCTTCCAGGCACCTTCGATAATCACACCTGCTAGAAGTATGAAACCTATTAAAAAGACTGTATTAATTAACATAGTATTATTATAGCAAAAATACTGTAATTGTCAAGAGTTTTTAATATGCTTTATTAAAAGAGAATCTGCTTTCCTGCAGATACGTTTTGCTCGATATAGATAAAATCGAAGTGTTAATTGATGATATATGTTTCCTATAATTCTAAACATTTCTAATAACTATGATGCCATAACTATCCATTACAACTGTTTCACAACCTATTCTACTTATAACATCAAATACTAAATCTATCATACGTTGGCTGTTACCACAAATAATTGTTAAGGGTATTTGAGATTGATTCATTAGTATAAAATTTTCTACCTTTAAATCAACTTCGTGGTGCCTTACGCCATGTAAATCTAATTTCATTGATACTTTAAATCCATATTAATTAAATGTTTTTGGTTATGTTTTAATATAGGCATCATGTCCCAATACATTTCGTGTATCTCATCTATATGTTTGTTGTTTAATTCATTGATGAGATCAATTATCATTTGTAATTTACGTTCACCGTTTTCTTCATTATCGTAGTCTTCGTTCCAATAATTACTAAATGTTTTAAACCCTTTTTCTTTATAATATTCTAATGTACCTGCACCAGAATAAATTATTTGAGGATGTAAATTTAACATTGGTCGTGTACTTTTTTCAGTTAAAAATGTTTCTCTATGAAAAGGCCTAAAATAGTTATCTAGTTTTTCATCATTACAAACATCAAGATTCCCATGGCATTCACCACTTTCAGTGGTAATAGTTATATATGACCTATCATATATGTATCTATAATCACCAGTTTTATTAAAATCAGTGCCATTCATATCAGTTTCTATATGAAAAATTTGATCGAACACTTGTTGCCAATCTCCTTTTAAATCATACTGTATAGGCAACATTTCTAATAACTTTTCTGGTAATGGAAACATATTATCTACATCATGCCAATAATGAAAACTTGTAATATTGTTATTTAAAAATGTTTGGGTTAAAATACCACTTTCAAAAAGTTTTAACATAAACACTTGTCTATGTTTTAACATATTTGCATTTAAGCAATTAAATCTAAAACTTCGTTTGATATCTATTGGGTCAGAACTATAAACAAGTTTATCATGATGAACATGGCCTTTTGAATATAACCAAATACCAAAATTATAGTATTCACAATTAAACTTTTTGTCATTAGGCACATAAAGTGAATGCCATCTATCATATGATTCTTTGAATTTTAAATTACCTGAAGTGAATGTAATATTTTCTAATGGTATGCCTGTGTCGTTTGAAAAATTGTGTATTGCTCTAGGAAACCATTCGCCGTTAATTAGAAATTTAGATGCTTCACAAGAATATAAAAATTTTATAAAAAGATATTCAGGAGACTCTAACTCGCTTAATTTTTGATCTATGTCTTTACGAAAAGTTTTTGTAAAATCTTCAAAATTGTCCCATACTCGCTCTTGACAATTTATAATATCATAATTTACAAAATGACGTTTAGGAGAATCTAGTCGATCACTATGTCTTCCATTCCCGCTGTTCTCAATCTCGTTATGTGTCCTATCTGCCATTGTTTAGTATCCAATCCTTTCATTATGCCTAGATATTTATTTCGTAAAAGGCTAAATTGGTTTACAAGGTGAGTTAGATCAATAACACTATCTTCACCGTCTACAAATTTATCTGCATCTCTACTACTAAGTGTTCTATTGTAACTTTCTAAATATTTTCTAAATACTTTACTACGTTCTCGCCTAAGTTCAATATTTAAATGCTCAAGTATCGCTTCAATCTCTTGTAGTTGATTAAAGCGATACTCGGTCAATCCGGGTAGTGAAGAAGAGGCCTTTTCTAAACTCCCTTTAATTTTGACTTCCCATCTAGCATCATCAAGTTCTTTTTCGTAATACTCGATCGCCGGAACTATATTACCTAAGTCTTGAACAATTTTATTGTAATGGGTAGCCATTTAATTAATCCCAATCTTCTTCGTCATCATCATCGTTTAATCCGATGTCAAAGTGACTGATTAATGCGGCTTTCATAACAGAATCAAATTCGTTAGCATTATCTTCTGCATCTGAAATATCTACATGATCTTCAAAAGACCTAAGTAATTCTTCTGCTACATGTAGTCGTTCTTTTGCAGGGATAAACGATTTAACCGTATCCCATGCGTCTAATAGTAGTGCTACTTCAGGACTCATCTGTATAATCCTCCATTTCTGGTTCTAATACCTCTGGGTCTAAATCTTCTACTATGTCACCTTGTGCTAGTGGATTTTGACCCCATTCATCTAGAATTACTTGAAGTTTATCATCTGTCCAACCTTTTCTGAACTCTTTGATCTCTTCACCTGTAACAGGAGAAACATAAGAAAGTTTGTTACCTACTTTAGTAAGTATTTCTTTTGCTTCTAGCATTTCTACCATTCCGCTATAAGGGTCCATTCCTGTTTCATATGGAATCTTAATCTGTACACCTTCAAAAGGTTTACTATATCTAGACTTCATAACTTTACAGGCGGCTCTGATGCCTTGCACAGAAGATACTTTGTTTCCGTCTGCATCTTCTTTTAGTTTTAGTTTTTTAATTGCAACTACAATACTACTTGCATAGATAAAGCCTTGACCACCTGAGATCTTGTCATCTGGGTCAAACATATCTTGTGATGCATATGTATGGTTAGTTGCAACAATTCCAATTGGAAAAGGTGCAATTTGGTTAACTGTGTTTCTAACTAAAGACGCCAATGCCTTTGGTTTTCTACCCATGTCACCTTTCATGTCACCTTTTTCAAATTGTGTTACATCAGTAGGGGTTAATAACATTCCTAAACTATCTATAACAAATAATAGTTTTGGCATATCTTCATATTCCATATCACCGTAATTATTTTTATAGTCTTTCATAAATTCACTTATTGCTTTAGCAACATCGTCAATCATTGAAACACTAATTTTTAATAGTTTTTCCGGTGATGTATCAACATCTAATGCCTGCAACCATTGTTCATCTAATGCGTTTTCAGAGTCAAATAATACTACTTGGCATCCTTGATCTTGTGCATTTTTAACAATGTTTCCAGAACATATAAACGATTTACCAGAACCTGATTCACCTGCAAACACACTAACTTTACCTAGTGGTATACCTCCATTGAAGTCTCCACTTATTAAGTAGTCTAATGTTTTGTTACCAGTACTGATCCAATCCTTTGGGTCATGGAAACCAGCACTAATACCAGATATGCTTTTAGTCAATCCAGTTCTAAACTTTGTTAAGTCAAATGGTTTTTGCATGATTTCTCCTTACGACTGTCTGTTTCTGATCATGTTAAGAATATCATCTGCTGATTTCTTACCAGTATCTTCTGCTGGAGTACTTGCAACTGGCTCAGCCGCTGGTGCTGGAGCAGGAGTTTCTACTGCTGGTGCAGTTGTTTCTGCTACTGCTGGTGCAGGTGCTGTTACAGGAGCCACACTCTCTGTTGCAGGTTGTGATACTGCTGGAGTAGTTTGTGCTGGTGCAACTGTTGCCTGTGTTTTTGTACCAACATCGAGTCCATAGGGTTTGAAAAAGTTACCCCATTTTGCAGGGTCATATAACTCCCCATCTACTGATGCTTGGAACATTTCTGCTATTGCTTGTACGCCTTCTGCTGTTGGTTTAGCAGGAAGGAAGTCATTGAGATCAAATAAACCATGTGTATCAATTGCCGCTAAGTTTTCTTCAGTAAGAGCACTTTCTTTTCTTGCCCACTTACTTGTAGAATAGTCTGCGTATTGACCTTTGGTTGTTTTTGATAAACGGAAATCTGTACCTGCAACATAATCAGTTGGAAGGTTTTCCATTTCTGGGTCCATCAATGCTGATTTAATAATGTTAAAGATTTGAGGTCCAATAACAAATCGTCTAATTGGATTCTCTGGTGATTCCTCGTTAAGTGGATTTTCATTTACAAAGCCTTGGAAAATATAACTTCTTTTCTTCCAATACTTTCTGCCCATATCTTCTAGTGAAGGATCTTTAAACCAAGGTCTTACCTCAGTTAATACTGGACATGTTTCACCAAACATTTCCATACAAGGAACTTGTACAGTTGTTGGTTTTTGATCGCCGCCTACTACTCCTGGGAATGTAAGTCTGATCATTTGTCGTTCAACCCAAAAGAACGTGTTGTTTGGATCATTGTCAGGTAGGAATCGTAGTACTGTACTACTTCCTTCGTCTATGTTCCAAAATGGGTATATTGCGTTATCGCTTGAGCCGGTGTTGTTACCTTTGGAATTGTTTTCCATTGATTGTAACTTTGCTCTTATTTCTGCTAATGAGGCCATGATATTTCTCCTATATTTGCCATGTTCGTAATACCTTCTGTGTTTAGGGTATCACTTGTTTTTTATTATAAAGCCAAGATGTAAAAAAGTCAACACCTTTTTACAACTATTAATAGATTTTCTATTAACAAATTTATTTATCTGGTTAGTGTGTTTTTAGTCTGTAAACTGGTTCAAAAATGCTTCGTATGTTTCTGCAACATCTACAGGTGATGCATTTTTACTGTTAGAATTAGCACTTAATAAACAACTTTTAATAGTGCCATATTCAAATTGATTTAAGTTACCGCCTGATGAAAGTTTACTACTAATGCTTTGTAAATAGTTAGACAATACAGGATCACTTGCAGAATAACCTAATTGACTTACTTGATGTCCAAGCCTTGCATGTGGTGAAGCAAAGTCAACTAAATCAGACTCTTGTAATTTATCTTTTAATGTTGCAAATGATTCAGATTCTATTGCTGACACAATTTTACTTTCAAAACTTTTCTTTTTGTTTACTAATGTTTTTAAATTGTCCATTACATCTGAAACTTTATTATCGAAATGTGTTTCAGTAAATTTACTTTCTAAATCTATATCATCTTCTAAAATTTCTACATTATTATAATCTGATATACTTTCAATGGTACTTGCATAAGTTTTTACACCACTCAATTTTTTAAATGTAGTTCTAATATCATTTATATTTTCAATAGCAAGATCTACATATTCTTGATTGCTTTCGTTAACTAATTTAGAGTTTTTTACATAACGTACAAATTCTCTTAATTGACGATAATCTTCTGCCATTTTAGAAATTGTTGTGCCTTGTTGATCGTAAACTTCACCGCCATTATATAAATGTCTTGCCATTGCTCTTGCGGCTTGTAAGTTATTTTCTGCCATTTTAAACTTTTCTTCACCACGTTGTATTAGTATACTATGTATATTTCTACTTCTAGCACCGCGTACTTCTTCGTTTACTGCTTTTTTATGTCGTACTATTAGTTTGATGTTTTCTAATGCTTGGTAACTAGATTTGGTGCTACCTGTCATTTTTCCGTAGTTGGCTTCCATTACTTCTGCCATGTCTCTCTCCGCATTCCTCTTAATATCGATTTGCTCACCTTTTGGTTTTAATTTTTTATCAAATACCTTATAATCAAAATCTAGTAAGTAATCTTGTGCTAGTTCTTTAAGACGTATTCTTATCTCATCTGCATTAATATCTTCACTAGTAGCCATATATACTTCGTCTTTATCTTTATTAACTCTAACTATGATGTTAGGCGAATCAACAGCAAATCTAGAACCTTGACTAGGATCTATTACTAATTCACCATCTTCATTAAAAGATTGTACTGAGTACCCAAAACCTTTTAAAGAATTATAAATTTTTTCTGCTACTGTACTATAACTAATTGGCATTATGATTTCTCCTTACTACTATTTATCATAAGATACCAATTGGTAGCGGACTGTTAGCAGGATCGTCATCATCGTCTTGTGGATTGTATGTTAAACTACTATTTACAGCATTATAAACATCATCTTCAAAAGTACTTACATATTCTATCATTCTAATTGCAACAACTAATGCCATTACTAAATCATCTGTTTGTCCTGGCTTAGATCTAAATGTATTATGTGTTGCAACAAAATTCTTTAGTTCACTTACTAGTGCTTTACTTTTAATAAAAATTTTATTGCTTTCTACTAATCTTTTTAATTGCAAACAGGCTTCCATTTTATTTTTGTGTGTAGTGTGAAATCCTTTACGTCCTTTCTTACCTTGTATCTTTTTTGGTTCGTGTAAAAAGTCTCCTGGGAACTGATCTTCTCCAGTATCTCTTATAACTACTAAGGCCGCTTCACCTATGGCATTATTTTCTACAGTCCAGTATATAGAAGATTTACATGTTTCTTTTATGTAATACATAATTTCCATCATAACTTTTACTTGGCCTTCTATAGGCGTTTTGTTATGATTCCATTCTGCAACCTGTTTCATGCTAGGTAATTCTAATACTTGTATAGCGGCATTATCTCCGCCTGTTCCTGTACTTGGATCTAAAGTTACTATGTAAATGCTATCTTGATTAGGTTGACTGTACCAACGAACTTGCCCCATTTTAATTTGAGGGTCGACACCTTTTAATTCTATTAATACAAGTGGATCTATAAGTGTTTCGTCATATATAATAAATTCGCATTCGTGTTCACGTCTAAAACGTTCTTCTCCAATTCTACCACGTTCTTCTGTTGCCCAAATTGAATCTCTGTCTGGGTGTTCTTCCCATTTTGCAAGTAATGGCTTGAATCCGTTTACACCTACGTCCTGTTCATTTCCAAACTCATCAAACAACTTGTTTGCCTGATTCCAAATCATAGCAAAGGTATCTTCATCACTATTTGGTGTGCTTGTAATAATACACTTACCACCTGTTGCTAGTGTGGGTGATAGTGATGTCCAAAACTCGCTGGCTATTCTAGGAGGCACAAAAGCAAACTCGTCTAAGTATACTAATGTAAGCGACATACCCCTACCAGTGTTTTCGGTTGTTGTACTTGCTACAATTCTACTACCGTTATCAAAACTTATACTACCTTTATTATATTCTGTTACACCTGCTCTAATGTAATCTGGTACACTTTCGTAAGCATACCTAATACGTTGCATAATTTCCTGAGCACCTGCTTGTTTGTGAGCCGCAACTAATATTGTACTGTCGGGTCTAAACATAGCATACCACAGCAAGTATCCTGCCGCTACAGTGGTTTTACCCATCTGTCTGCCCAGCATGTTGATACTGTATCTGTAATTATTGTAGTTTTCTATTAGATCTAATTGATAACTAAATGGATCAAAATCCATGCCTCCCTTTGTAGGATGTTGAATTTTGACATGATTTGTCATAAAGTGCAATGGTCCTGATTCTAGATCAGCACACTTTTTAAAATCTTCTAATGTTTCTGGTGTATAGGCAATTCTACTATAGCCTTGTTTGACCAGACTGGTATCCGCAGTTCCTCTTGCCATAATAGTTATTTATAAAGATTTAGTTTAAGAAAGAGACTTTTTAAGTTTGTCTTTGAGTACATTAACTAATGTTTCTTTGTCAGTAGTATATGCGGCATCTAAATCTGATATTGGTTGTGCATTAGGTGTTAATACCTTAACTTCAGGTTTGTCATCAGCACATGTATCGCATTCTTCATCACCATGATCATGTCCTGGACAGTCACATTCTGATCCAGGCTTGCCACAATCATCACATACTTCTTCTGCTTCTGGTTCTTCCGGATTCATACCTTTTGGTAGTGTAAGTCCTGCAAGTTTTAAAACTCTTGCAAGTTCTTGCATGTCTTCACCACTTGCTTCTATACTTACTGAACCTTTGTCAGTGTTTTTATGTTGTTTGAATTCTACTGAACTTTCAACTTCAGGTTCTGCATTTACAACACCATAAGCATCGCTCATTGCTTCGTTAACTGATTCTGCTTGTGGTTTCATCTCTTGATGCATTTGTCTTACTAATTGTAAGAATCGTTGTCTATATTTTGTATTAGAAAATATGTCATTAAGTATATTTGCATACGGTTCTAATGATTTTAGTACTTCACCTGAAACTTGCTTACCTTGAGAAATGTTATCTAAACCTTTAGCAACTATCTGACCTGAATGACGTCCACCGACATCCTTTTTGCCCATATTAAATCCTGATGCTGTTCCTTGAGGCTGATTAATGCGTTTTACAAACTCTGGATCACGCCCGAGGTCATCTGGCACCATGTTGGTGTATCTTTCAAATATATCTTTTTTCATTATAAATTACCGCCGCTTTGAAAAATGTTAGTAACTTGCTTAGTTGATTCAGCACCTTTACCCATATTAGGTCTTCCTGTGAGATCATCGTAAGTTGGTTTTAAGTTATCGCCCATTAATTCGTCTTTAGTTGGGTAGTTGCTAAAATAGTCAGCACCTTTTTCTGCTTTAATTTTTGCTAATTCTTCTAGGAATTTTTTATTATACTCTTCGCCAAAGAACGCATCTTTTAAATCTATTTCTGCATTTTCGTTTTCGTAATGTGCCATTTCTTCTTTGGCCAGTTCTGCATCTTCACCAGTTACAGTTCTATCTACATCATTTACTAATCTTTCTGCAGATAAGTCTGATTCAAGTTTTCTAGGTTCTTTCACATTGTAGCATAATACTCTTTCATGATCTAAACCTAAATTTACTGCTAACCATACTTCTAAAATTCTTTCGTTAACTGGATATTTCAATGATATATCTGTACTGCATACTTCACTTGTAAATGTAGCACCTTTGGCTCTCTGAAATTCCTGTGGATTTTCTTGTATTGGTGTTCTATTGAACGGTGCAATACTTGTTACATTATATTTTGCTAGACATTTTTCTAATATGTCCATATGGTCAGAACCACAATCTGCGGCTATTTTTACTCTAAAGCCATACTCTTTTTTGAATGCTTCTGCTATATAAGTTTTTAGTTCCATTTACTTAACTCCAATTATAGTACTTATTTATCATCTAACTAAAATTTAAATCAAATAAATAATACTATGTTTAAACTATCACAAGAAGAATTTTCAAATAGAGTTACCTGGGGTACTGCAATAGAACAAATGCATTGCCCTAATGCAGATATGTTACACTTGTTTGATCAATCAGGGTATGACTTATGTCCACTAGAGCAAGAATACGCCAAAGCAAATATAGGAGAAGCAGAGTACATACGTTATAGACGTGCTATTGCTAAACCTTGGATACTCAGTGAGACTAATAAAACAGGACCACACATCAATCATTCTTACTTATTTGAACGCAAAGGTTATCACGGATATGCTCTAGAACAGTTAGGGCATTGGGCAGAAGGCAATCATCTTATACACAAAATGACTCAACTTAAATCTAAGTGGGGCATAGATATCAGTTTAGATTATGTTGATAGCAATAGATACAACACTATGGAATTGTTTCATTATGAATGGGATAGCAACGACTTAGATGAAGTATTAGTCAAAAAAGAGGAAATTGAAAAATTAATTTTTAGTATGGATTGGCAAGAATTTGCTAACTACAAATTAGAAAATAAAGAAAGTTGGAAAGACTTAGATTTTGTTGGACAAAGTAAATGGACTACAGAACAATTAAACTTACCCAAAGAAAGATTTAAACTAGTTACTTGGGTCTAATTACCTTTTATAATTTTTAAAAGATCGTTTCTATCAAATACTGTTGCTTGTACTGATTCTGTTTCTGCACCTTTATTATCAAATTTATCAATTCTGGCTTTTTTTAGCATTAAATCTATTTGTTGTAGTTTTGCTTTTGTTTTAGCATCACTGGCCTCAAGTGCAATTTTTAACATATTACTTGCTTCTGCAAATACTTTACCAGCCGCCATATCACTTACATTCATTCCTAATTGCATTAATGTTTCATAACTTTCTAATGCTTTTTTGCCAATGTCTGACATTTCAGTTTCATGATCTTCTAAACCTTTAATTTCTTTGAATGCCGCATTGATCTTTTCACTAACACTAAGAGCACCTTGTGTTTCTTGTATGACTTCTGTAGTTTCTTCAACCGTGGGTATAACTTCTTCTTCAGTTTTAGTAACTTCTTCTATAGGAGGTAAATTAAACTCTTCTTCTAATTTTTTAGTCATACTTCTATTTATCGAGCCAATTAGGATAGATTTTGTGGAAATGATTTGCAACTGTTAAGTGCATATCATTCGTTAAGTGAGAAATATAATTGTTACATTCTTTTGATTCAAAAAATTCAAACCAATTTATATCAGCATGTCTAAAATCAAACATAGGAGTATTTGTAAAAAAATTATATTGCTCTTGTATATTTGCATCGTCAAATGGTGCAACAAATAATAATTTAATATTATTTCTATCGCAAAAAGTTTTAATTAAAGACAAACAACTTAATTTAGTATGTAAATTTTTAAATTCAGCACTTGTATGAAAGTATCCTTTTACAATATCATTTTCTTCATTTTTAAAAATATTTTCAAAGTTTACAAATTTATAATCACTATATTCTGTATCTGTTTTTGCTACGCCTGAATCCGCAAAATTGTTTTCATAATTATCTATAAAATTGTTATGAGTAGTGCTTACTGCAATATCTGTATGCCTTCTACTATTTGTTTGTATAATATCTCGATCAACAGATGTAATAAAAAATATGCAATGAGTAAAACTAGTGTCTTGCAGAATACGTTGTATTGTGACAAAAGAAGTTGTGTACATATCTCCTGCTCCATAACCAATCGAAACAGCATTTTTATCGATTAGTTGACACCAATGCTTATCTGTTATATGTGATTCAGCAAAACTTTTATACCATTCACCATTAGGAAATTGTGCAAAACTGTCACCTGCTACTAATAACTTCATATATACATTTATTTATTTGCTTGTAATTGCCAAACGTTCAAGTGCTGGTCGCCTCTTACTAATGCGGCTGTGAATCTGCCTACACCAAAATCTATTGCGCCATCTACCATTACACTGGGTCTTGCTGTAGAAGGGTCCATTTTAGAATATTGATCATATCTGTTAGGATTCTTTTCAAAGTTTTTGTTAATATTATTTGGTATGGGACTATTTGGATGATTTTGTTTTATTTTATATAGTATGTCCTGGGGTAAATTTTTCATTTGAAGTATATTATCTTTATGTTGTAATAGTTTTTCTACAGGCATTTTTACTGGTGTTGGTTTAACTAATGTTAAATTGTTTATATATTCTACAGCATCTTTACCTGCTGTGGGGTCTTTCATTATCCATTCATCTTCAATTTCCTTAATAAGTCCTGCTGGCCATTTTTTATCTATCATTATTTTTCTTATGATATATCTATGATCAATCGAATTTGTTATTTCAAATATCTTCATTTTCTTTTCTGTTTTCGAGGTTTGTTGTTTTGAAATATTTGATCTTCGTTGATAACTTTAAAACGTATACCTTTGCGTTTACACCATTCTTGTGCCGCAACCCATTTAGCGGCATTTAAGGCTGTTTGAACTTTTTGTCCTTGTGTTCTAGCACTTTCCATTGTGGTCTGATTACGAGGTTTTATTTCAATTACTTCAACATGGCCTTTGCCATTTTTGTCTTGATATTGTATCATAAAGTCAGGAACATAATTATGGTACTTGCCATCTAAAGGACTTTGGTAAGGTATTTTTATGTTTTCACTTGCCCATTTAAAAATATTAGGATGATTATCGCACATACGCATAAATGCTAATTCCCAACTACTTCTGTATGTAGGAGCCTTTTTGCCTACATATTTAGATTCGTTTATTACGGTATATTGGCCTTTTGCAAACTTAGGCATTGTTACGGCTTAATAAGAGATTTTACTGTACTTCTGTTATTAAGTATAGGTGTCTTAAGATCTATTTTACTTCCTTTAGGTCTTAATGAATTTACTGCATTGTATGAGTCTACTGTTAATTTAAGGCTATTTTCACTTATTTCAAAATATTCCATTGGACTTATATTTTGCACTTTTGCTACTTGTATTAATACTTTAGCCATTGCATTAGCATTGTATTTTCCAAACCCAATACTTTCTAAACGAGATTTTACTGCTTCTAATGTTTGCGAGTCAATTGGTGTTTCTGGAGGTACAGCAATTTGTGATAGTATGTCAGACGTTGCTTCCGGAAGAGGAAATTTTACAGATGCATTTTCAAAATATGCTTCTAAAACTCCCTGGTTATATTTAAATTGTATTTCAGAACCAAATGTATTATATATAGCAGATGACATATTACGAATCTCCATTATTTAGTTGGTCGCCTAAATAACTTAACCCTTTATCAATAGCATAGTTTTTAAGGTCATCACCTACATCACCGCCACTTGAATAAGATTGTGCCGCAGTATCTATGATTCCGCCCAGGCCTGGAATAAAGTCGTTTAACTTTTTAGTAATAGGGTTATCTAACCTATCATATGTAGGAGTAGCGGCAGTTACACCTGGACTACTACCATTGGATCCACCAAATAATAAATCTTTTGCATAACCTTTTATTATATCAGATAAAGACGGTTCAAATTCTGCTTTTGGAGTTGTTCTTACACCTGGTTGTGATGTACGACCTCTTGTACCATTTGCACTTATCGAATTACCTGATTTATTGCCTAAAAATTCTAAATCTGTTTCTTTCTGAATTGCTAATGGTTTAATCATTACTTCATCATTAGCAAAATTTACACCTGCTACATTTTCAAATCTATCCAAATCAACACTCGATAATTCAAAATTAGTAATGTCGTATGTTGTAAAGTTTTCGTATTCAATTTGCATATTGAATTCCATTGCTTCACTGTTAGCATAATCAATTTCTGAATTAGAAAATTGTGTTATAAAAGGATTTGTTAAACTATATTGGACTCCTCGTCCGCCATGGTATAAAATTATATCTATTCTTTCAAAAAAGTTTTTATCAACTTGCAAATTTAAACCTGCTTCATTGCTGTTAAAAAAGTTTTTTTGTTTTTCTAATGCTTCGATTGTGTAAGGATAAACATCTCTGTCATTTTCTGCATTCTTATTTCTTGGATTCATATATAAGTATGCATAGTATCTCATCAATAATGTTAACCATTCATTATTAATAGTATCAAAAACTGTCAAGTCTATAGGTGCAAAATCTACACCGGTTGTTACAATACGTTTCTTATTATATTGATTCTTAACTTCAGTTCTAAAATTAGCGGCTGGTAAAGAAGATCTTCTGACTAAACTACTAATACTAGTTCTAAAACTTGCGCCTGCTAAATTATTGAATACTGTTTCTTGTAATTGTCTATTTACAATAAAATTAACGTATCCATTAAATTTTTGACGTGGTGGATTTACGTCAGGTCGAAAGCGATAAGCATTTCGAAAGTCCCTGACGTAAAACTTGTTCTTACTGTTCTTTCCAGTAAACTTTAGGAATTCAGACACAACTTGAACACGTCAATTAGTATTAAGTACTAATTGTTGAATTGGTTGGTACTGTATCCGGGAATGGATTTCCTGCTACTGTTCTACCATTAATATCGTTATCACCTTCAAAGTGAGTTGCGTTATCATATCTGATAGTCATTGTTACTGTTACTGCATCATTTACAGAATAGTCGCCTTCACTGTAATCAACGTTTTGTAAGAAACAGCCTTCTAAGAACCAAACTTCAGTAGCACCTGCGTTGACACCGTCTAGTACTTCAATTTGCATATCAAATTTGTAGTCTGAACCTGCCGCTGGTGTTGTTTGTTGAAAATGGTTAAGTTGTCTTTGAACCTGAGCCCCTATTTGCTTAGTGACCTGGTTAGTTATATCATCCCTAATTATACATGTAATTTGATCCCATGTATGTTTACCTTGAAGGTAACTTCTTGAGTTATAACTATCAATTATTATTTCTTCGTAAGTAATTTTTGGTCTACCAACATTCTGAACGTTTTGAGTCAAAACTTTTGCTTCTGGCGTGCCGCCGAAGTTGTTTAAGAAACTGACTCTAAATCTGTACTTTAGTTTTGGCATCAAAATGCCAGAACCGGTAGCACCTGTTACAGGAACACCAAACTTACTCTTAGTTTCTGTTGTTGCACTTGATACTGCCATATTTTTCTCCTAAGGGCTATATTATGCTAATATTTATCATAATAAGGAGAAAAAAGTAAACTCTAGTTTTAATTATGGCATAAAAAAAAGGGCAGTAAAAACTGCCCTTTTATCTAAGTTAGGGTATAACTTAGCCTGTTGAACCCAAAGTATTTTGAATTCTGATCGGAATGTAAATAAACTCAACTGCTTTAACAGGTTGAATAGCAATATCAATATGCAATTCATTTCTGTCAATCCTTGCTGGAGTGTTATTAGTAGTGTCGCAAACTGTGATAAAGTCAAATAAACCTCTTTGTGTTACCAATTGGCCTAAGAATCTATCAACTACTACTTTAGCATTTGCTCTAGTTACTTCGTCGTTTGGTTCGAACAAGAACGGTTTTACTGCATCATCAAGTTGTTCTCTGATGTAAATAACCAATCTTGCTACATTAATTCTATCTAATGCACTTGCACTTGGATTCAAAGTTTTTTGTCCAAATACTGCAATACCTCTACCTGGGAAGTTTCCAACAGGGTTAATTTTGTTAAGGTAAAGACTGTCTCTTTGTCCTTCACTTAAACTAACTGATTGGAATTCTCCAGTAGTTGAATCTAAGTATCCTGTGCTTGTAGCATTATTAACAAGACCTCTTTGGAAGCCTGCTGGTGCAAACCATGGGAATGATACCTGGTCATTAAATGCTATAGTTCTCAAAGCCATGTGCGAAGCAGGAACCATTACGTTAGTACCGTCTAGGTTACTTGCTAATCCATGTGGATAATATACTGCGGCGTTGTAAGAACTACTTACAAGTCCATCTTCACCGTTCTCAGTAGCAATACTAGAATTAGTTGCCCAGTTTTGAGTGCTTGTTGCGTCTGCGGCCAATCTAAATGGTGCGTCTGCTACACAAAATACTGTGTCTTTTCTAGATGTGCTTAGTGCTAACATTTCATCTAAACATTCACCATATCCAGGAACTGCTAAGATATTAAATCTATTAGATTCATTTCTTATTGCATCGTTGCTGTTTAATGTTGATTGTAATGCTTTAGTTACTGCCTTTCTTTGTGCTTTACGCATCATGTAAGGTGAACCGTCTTCTTTGTTACCACTGTAATCAACCCATCTGCTGTTTGTTGCATCATATGATTTAATATTACCAACTGATGCAGACTTGTTCCATAGCAACATACCACTTGGATATAATGCGGCACTTGGTGCGTCTGAGTATGCACTACCTGATGAACTTGCTCTGTAATCTGCAAATAAAATACCATCTTCAGATACTTGGTCTGTATTATCTACTAGTACCCAAGTTGAAGTTGCTGATCTTTTATAAATTACAGGGAAGTTTTCTAAGTCACTGCTGTCAATCCATAAATCGCCAGTTACCAATGAACTTGAACCATCGCTTTGTAGTGTTGGTGCACTTGCGGCAAATTGAACATCATTTGAATATGTTGCCCATGAGCCAGCATTTTGATATAACATATCAATGTTAGTATTTGAAACATTGTTATCATACCATAAAGTGCCTTCTACTGGGTTACCAGTAATTGCTGTTGAACTTGCTTCATAACTTAAATCTGCAAAGTTTGAATAAATCTGTGCTGTTAAATTTAAGTTTGATGCTGTAAATCCTGCAACATTACCGTCTATAACTTCTAAATCAGTACCATTGCTTACAGTAATACTCAACTTACCTTCTACATTACTTGCTGTTGCAACATTAGAACTTAATGCATTAGTAATAGAAGCCGCAATATCGTCAACGGATACTGAAGTAACATTAGAACCATCAACATTTGCTAATGTTACATTTACCTGTGAACCATGATTAATTTTAAAACCAATTGATGTTTTTCCTGTATGAGCACTAAGATCAACTCCGTCTGCTAAAGCAGTTGTTGATGTAGCACTTAAACTTGTTCCACCATTATGTCTTGTTAAATTAATTGTTCCTAAGTTAGAGTCGTCTGCATCTGCCCAAAGATCGCCAACTGTTGGAGTTGGATAATCATTTGCATAAACTGAATTCGAAAGTGTTTTTAATACGATACTTTCAGTTGTGAATTGAGCACTTGATGTGGAATATTTTTTAACAATAACATTAGAACCATTGTTTGATGTTGTTGTTTGTAAAAATACATCACCTGATGTTAAGGATCCGCCTCCACCTTTAGTTGTAGGTATTAACAAATGACTTGCAAATTGGAAGTCACCGTTTGATCCACTTACTGCACTTGTCCAATTACTTGAACCTAAATGATACCATGCACCGCTAAGTTTTTGGAAAAACTTAATAGTACTTGCAGTAGCACCAGCGTCTGTATAATATACTACACAAAAATCGTTGTCAGAACCAAATGCTGTTTTTGGATTTCCTGAACTATTAATTTCACTTGCACTAGGAACTTTAACAGTTTGTAATTCCCATGCTGTGCCGTTGTATTTTTTGATACCCCATGTAGTTGAACTAGCATCTAACCAATAAGCACCATCGGCTGGTTTCTTAGTTGGTGATGTAGTACTAGGTGTCAACTCTTCTAAGTCAATGTCTGCTCTTAAGACATAGGCTCGATTAGCAATACCTAAAAAACTGTATGCGGCAAATAATCCATATTCATTTTGTTCATTACCATGTAGTGCTGTTCCACCACTAGTTTTGAATACTGGATTTCCGTAATTTTGTAATAACTCTCTTTGACTTGTAATCAATTGAAGTTTGTTTGCATTGGCTGATGTAGTGTAACTTGCTGTTCCACTTCCGTCTGGTGCAGATTTATCTTGTGCTGTTGAGATCACAATCAAAGGTACTGTACCGGCTCCTGCAGGAGCATAGAAAGATTCGTCGGATGTTGTTATACTTACACCAGGGCTAGTCAATGTCGCCATAATGTTCTCCTAATATATTAGATACGTTACTCGTATTCATATATTTATCACAAATAGATATTTTTGTGTATTTAAGGAAATTATTCGATATTAGGCGATATTATATTAATTTAAGAGATTCTCTAAACTTACCAGTATTCCAGTCTCTTATATCTTCTATTTGCTTTGCTAAATGGTCTAGATCACTATTATTATCAATTATATAGTCTACAGGATACCCTGCCCAGTTCCATTCGCTTTCATGTACATCTTTGTACTTAGTTGTCATTATCTTCTTAGCAACGACGTTGTCGTGTGCCTTAGATGCCGTTTCGAACCATTCAGGTAACTCTCCGCGTTGTACCCAAACAACAACTCCGCCCATTCTTTTTATAACATCTAGTTCATTTCTGAATCTAGCATCGCTTATAACTACGCATGGTGCTTGTTCTGTTAATTTACGCATACGATATTCTAAACTATTAATCCAAATATCTTGGTCAAAATGGTTTCTTAATACATCTGTTCCTAATAATTGTAGTGCTAGTCTGGGAGTAAAATTTGGTACGCCTAATTTACTAGTCCAGTATAAGTCTGGAGTTTCTCGAAAGTCTCTACTTTCTACAGTATCGCCTTCTAATAGTTCTCTGGACCAGCCAAATATACTAGAGCAAACATCTTTAACTGGTGCCGCAAAACTGTCTTGAACACAGCCTTTGTCTACCATCATTTTTGCTACTGTATCTTTACCGCTACCAATAAATCCACAAATACCTATGATCATATTATCCTATTATAAAGTTTAAAGGCATATTGCCTTCTTCCATATTATGAATGCTTTCTTTGAGACTATCGATCATTGCCTGTGCTTCTGCTTTTAGAGCCTCGCCATTTAACTGAATTGCTCCGCCGGCGCCTGGTAAGCCTGATTGATATTTACTTCTTGCTTCACCTAGCATCATTTTACTTTGTGCTAATGCGTAGGTACCTAGCCAATTACTTGCGTATATGTCTTTTAATAATAAACTTTCTGGAATAAAGTTATACACACCTACAGCAATTTCTTCCTCGTGACGTATGTTTCTTAAAATTTTTAACTGTTTAGTATTTCTATTCCAAAGAAAATTATACTCACTTCCAAAAATACGCCCGATTGTTTCTTTATATTGTGCAAATGCATCAAATACTGCAAGTCCGCCTATTTGGCCGGCTTGTAGCATGTACATATTGTTGAATGCAACATCAAATGGATCAAAGTTAGTACCGCCACCGCTGTTAGTACCTATACCTCTACGATACATTCTTCTAACTTCCATAACTTCATCTGGGAGAGTGTATTCAGTAACACCATCTTGAGTAGTTAAAAATATAATACTTTCTTCTACTGAGCCTGCACTTAACTGTCTATAGATTGCTAATGCTTTATCTATTGCAACATCGTAATGACCTCTGTCTAATTCGACATCTACCATTCCGTCAGCCAATCGTAATTGCAACTCTTTTATAAGGTCTTCTCTACTTTTATATCCTATTTGATCTTGCGGCATAGTACTATTTATCAGAATTCATACTAAAATGCTTTAAGTATAATGATATGCTCGTTAAGTCTACCATTAAGTTTTATTTCAGTAGCATTTATATCATCAAATGCAGATTGATACTTTGTTTTTGCATTACCAGTAAACAACTTTAATTGTTCCGCTGGTTTACGCAATGTTTTTTGCCAACTACTAGTCTCTGAAAAATCTCTTATAGAGGTACCTTTTACAGTTAAGCCAATTGATGTTATTGATTTTTTATACACACCTAATTTTCTATTTTTAGTATTATAAACCCAAACTTCTGATGCATCTAAAATATCTATTGGGTGAATACTTGCTATGCCTAAATCACTATCATTAATTTTAAATTTAAGTTTACTAATTAGTTTGTCTTTATTAATTGCTTTAGGTTTACGCGGCTTGCGTTGTGCTTTGCCAGTTTGAATCAATGTGTCTGTTGCACTATTAATTTTTTCAAAAAATGCTAGAAAGTTCTTTCTCATCTTTTTATCAAAATGACTATATGCTTCTTTTATATCTTCATCCTTCCAAGCAAACACTTCTAATGCTTCTTGATATTCGCAATCAAATAATTCTTTAATAATTTTAGCATGTGCTGGTTTTATAGCAGGAGTGTGAGCCCTCATATCGTTGTAAGGGTCAAATGCCTTTAAATCAAAGTCATCTGATTCTAAGAATTGATCTAATACTGCTTCCCATTTGCCACATAGTGTAGAAACCTGTTCTCTCATACGATCTTGTATACTAATTACTTTAACATCTTTTTTCTTGTCTTGTTTGTCAACTTTTTCTGCAAATGCTTTTTTTCCAAGTTGTAACCAATGAGGTTTACATTTTTCATGTATGTGTTCAATTGTACCTTCAGGCCAATAACCTAATTTTTCAGCAGTCCAGGCCGTTTTGCCCATCGATGAAAAATACCCTTTGTCAATACTTAAAATATATTTTATATCTTGTTTACTCCAACCACTTTGTTTTTTTATCCAATTAATAAGTGCTTCTTGTTTTTTCTTTGTGTGTATTTCATAATGTACAAAATACTCGCAATGTGCTAATGCTTTTTTTTGATCTGCAAGTTCCGTAAGTAATGATAATTGTTTCCAATCAGGTTCCTTTAACAAGTAAAGCGATTTTGTTTTCTTTCTTCTAGGCATAGTAAATATTGTTTCATTTATTTTTTCATATCTTCAATAATATGTATAGAAGATTGAAAAATGTGTCTAATTGGTGTAGGCCAATTTTTATATCCTGTTATTTTGTTTTTATCAACAAATGCGTTCTTTGTCTTAAAAAACTGAGTAATACTTATCATTCCTTGGTACATACCCTCTTTTTTACCAGCAGAATATGAGAAATATGAATTCAATAGAATAAAAATCATAAAAATAGTAATCTGAAAAAAGTCCATAGATACTCCAATAAAAAGTTAGTATAGCACTACTTAGTTATTTGTCAAGTCTTATCTATTTTCCTCTGCTGAAGTTTTTTCTTTGATTGTGAGGTTTATCGTTTTCTATTATATCTTTCCAAACTGCAATAGTTTTATCTAAACCGTCACTTAATTCTACTTTAGGAAACCAGCCTAACCTAGTTGTGATTTTGTGATTCGTGCTGTTAAGTAGATAAATTTCTCCTGGTCTAGGAGGTTTAGTATTCCAATTTACATGTCCGTTCCAATCTAATTTATCAGCAATTAATTTTACATAGTCTTTGATCTTGATTGCATTATCAGGTCCTATGCAAAATATTTCTCCTTGGCATTTATCAGGATTCTCAATCACTGCCTGCCAGGCATCTAATAAATCATCAATGTAAATAAAGTTTCTGTATGGCTCACCATATCCTAAGTTAATCTCTTTGGGATTTTTTAACATTTGTGTAATAATTTGCTCTGTTACAAAAAAGTCATTGTCTTTTCTACCGTATGCATTTGTTTGCCTAATAGCAGTAAAAGGCAATCCATAACTTCTGTGAGCATACTCTAAGTATTTTTCACAGCCATACTTTGCAACGGCGTAGGGGGCATTAGGATTTGGAGGCGTTGCTTCATTGAATGCAATAATGCCTTCTTCTTTTCCGTCTCTAATCAAATCACTTATAGGTTGCCAACCATATACTTCCATTGTACTTGCAAATACAAAATTTTTCAAATTAGGTAGTGTTGCCGCAATTTCAATTAAATTTACAGTACCAACGTAATTTACTTCGCTAAAAGTTATTTGCTCATAGAAACTTTCTTGTACTTCTGTTCTTGCGGCTAAATGCACAATTACTTCTGGATCAAATTGTTTAATTTGAAATCCTACTTTAGCATGATCTCTTAGATCTTCTTTTAAAAACTCTAATTCGTGGTTGTCTTTAAGCCGTTGTACCATATGCTGACCGATAAATCCGTCTGCGCCTGTTATAAAGATTCTCATTGTATATCCTCAGTTTTTGTATAACCTGTAATTTGCATCGTAAATCTCGGCTCATATCCTAAGTTAGCAACTGAATGAACAGTATTAGGTGTTATAATAGTATAATCACCTTTCTTATAATCTAACCAAGATTCGTTTTCTATTTCAATGTAGTGTCCCATTAGCCTATCTTGTAAAAATAGATTTACTCTAACAGGTTCCATACCTTTTGTATTCATGTTTTCACGTTCTACTTTCTTACGCATTTTGTATAAAGTATCGACATGAGGAGCAATAAATCTTCCTGGCATTAATTTATTAATTGTAACTATACCATAGTGTAACCAGTCACTAAAATTATCGTACACACTATGTACCCAACTAGGGCAGTCATCTTCAAATACTTGCCATACCCAAGGAGCATCATGTGGATAGTCAGGAACTGCTACTCCTAAACTTTTCCAGTAACCTCCACTGTAAACAGTATTAGTATGTTCTGTGAATTTGAGCCTATATAACATTTCATCTGTTATATGTTCTATATCTACATGGCCTTTATGCATTTTTAAGTACTGTAATCTGTGCAGAATAAAATGGTGCATCTCCCATATTGCCTGCTATGTGCCAATCATCTATGCCAAACTTTACCCAATCACCTTTACGCCATTTTGTAAAAGGTTGATCATGCACTTCATAATAGTGCCCACGTTTCCAATCTTCTAAAAATATTAAGTAACGATAACTTTCGCCTTCGCCATGTTCCTGTTTAAGTTTAAAATGTTTGTCAACATGATGTGGAATTGTTTGTCCTGGTTCTATGTTAATCACACTCACAACATGATGATCGTAATTTTGTGGAATCTTTAATGCTAGGTCATGCACCCATTGTGGTGCTGTCTCAAACATTTGCCATATACTGCTATTATGTTTTGTGTAATATTTTTTTATTGCATCATATTGTTGATAGCACTGAAAATAATCTTCGAATCTCAAGTTCTCTAATTGAGCAAGTGGAATGTCGAGTTTTATATTTCCGTATTTAATCACAATAACTCTCTAATGTGCCTCTTCTTCTTAAGTCTAGTGT